AAACTTATTTAATCCTCTTCAAAGTGGATGTTCTTGCAGTTGTGGTTCTACTGTTCAACCTAATATTTAATCTAAAAGAAATTCTTTAATACTAAATTTTATGTATCCAGTTAATCAAGTAATACTAAGTAATACAGATCCTATGGCTACTAGTTTTGATAATATTGATGCTCAAATGCAATTATATCAAGCTAAGTTGCAACAGTTAAAAGCTATGCAACAGTCACAGACTGTAAAGTTAATATGGGACGAGGTTGATGCTGAAGTACAACCAATGTCAAAAGAACAAAGAGAGAAACTCTTTCAGGATGAAAGTTATTTAGAAAATTATAATGAAATACAAGAGATGGTTCAAGCAGAAATACTTAATTTAGTTAAATCAAGAATTGAAAATACTGAAAGAGGGAAAGAGCTTTTAAATAACCAATTGAAGATAGTTAAAAGACTCAAGACTAAAATAATTAATGATACTAATAGAGAAATGGAGATGTTTGTTAAATTTAAAGAATATACTAAGAAACATCCAAACGCTACTTATGAAGAATTTTTAAAAACTAATATATGATAACTATTGAACAATTGGATATTAAATTAAAAGAGTATATAATAAATCAGGTGGAAAGTCTATCAAAAGATTCTCCTGTTATCAGCTTTATCAAACCTATTATTACAAGAGTTGTAGACAAGAATTTTACTAAAGTCAAGAGTTTTATGAACCTTATTGCAGATGAAGAAGGTAATGTTGATATAGAAAATATACTCACTGAAATGACTGAGTCAGTTATGAAGACTAAATCTTTTACTATTAATACCGGTATACTTGGTAATATGGAAATTGGGGAAGGTACTATTAAATTAAAGATACCAATGATTAATAAAAGTTTAGTATTTAATTCAGAAGATCTTGAAGGATTAAAAGAAGTATTAACATCTAAATCATAACACTATGTCTAAGATTTATACAATCAAAAAAGATACAGCACATAGCACTCAGAATAGTGATATTGATACACTTATTGAGAAGGCTTTTGAAGAAGGCTGTACACATGGTTATAAAAAAGCTATGAAAGAGATGGAAGCTTATAATGAAAAAGGTGGTAGACTACACTTTAAAGAAGGTTTTGAAGAGAAACTTGAAAAGTTGAAAGAAAAATATATTTAATTATGGGTGTTCAGCATTTCAAGATGGATAAGTATGACTGGAAAGTTTGTATTTACTATACAGTAAATGAACTTCAAAAGTCTGAGATTGTAGATAAATTACAAAGTGTTGGATGTAGTGAAGATACTTTGGAATCTATAATCAATAACCTCAATAAAGCTAAGATGGATACTGGCTTTGCTTATTCTAATTATGAGCATAAATGGTCTATAATGGTTATCCATAAAGCATCAAGTGTAGGTGAGTTTATTAATACTTTTGAGCATGAGAAAAGTCATTTACAAATGCACTTATGTGAAGCTTTAGATATTAATCCTTATTCAGAAGAAGCTGCACATTTAAGTGGAGATTTATCTCAATCAGTATTAGAAGAAGCTTTATACTCTATAGTAGAGTTATAATCATTTATATAGGGAAAGTATTAAGTTACTTTCCCTATTATTGTATAATAGTAATGCTATATTATATATTAGTAAAATATTAAAACTATTTTGTAATTTAACTATTATTACTACCTTTGCACAGAAGTTTAAATATACGAGGAATATGGAAGATTTATCTTTAGATAATATACTTACAGAAGATCAGATTAATGGTCTTTTTGGAAATGAAGAATCTCAGGAGGAAGATAAAAAACCTGAAAAGAAAGAGAAGGAAAATAAAGAAACTCCTGAAGAAGAAATAAATACTACTGAGACTTCTATAGAAACATTGTTTGGTTCTGAGAAGTCGGAGAGCGTAGGTAGTGAAGAAGAAACACAAGGAAAGAAGGATACCACTTCTACTAGTGGTTCCTCTTCCAACTTCTACTCTTCCATTGCCAATGCTCTTGTAGAAGATGGTATCCTTCAAAACCTTGAAGATAAAGATCTTTCTGAGATTAAAACAGCCGAAGATTTTGCTGATATTATCTCTAGTCAAATTAAGAATCAACTTGATGAAAGACAGAAGAGAGTTAATGAAGCACTAGATCTTGGTGTAGAACCTTCTGAAATTCAAAAGTATGAAAAGTTTATTAGTATCTTAGATGATATTGATGATGATAAAATTACTGATGAATCTGAGGAAGGAGAAAATCTTAGAAAGAATCTTATTTATCAAGATTGTTTGAATAAAGGTTTCTCAAAAGAAAAAGCATTAAAAATGGTAGACAGAGCTATTAAAGCTGGTACTGATTTGGAAGATGCTAGAGAAGCTTTGCAGGAAAATAAATCTTTCTATAAGAAGCAATATCAATCTGTAATAGATAAGGCTAAAAAGGAAGAAAAGGAAGAGCAGGAAAGAATCAAGAAACAATCTGAAGAATTAAAGAAGTCTATTCTAGAAGAAGACACAGCTTTTGGAGAAGTAAAAGTAGACAAAGCTACTAGACAAAGAGTTTATGATAGTATTATGAAGCCTACTTACACTACAGACTCTGGAGAAAGACTTACTGCAATTCAAAGATATGAGCTTGAGCACAGGACTGAATTTTTAAAAAATGTTGGTCTGTTGTTTGTTCTCACTAATGAATTTAAGGACATTGACAGACTAGTTACAGATAAAGTACAAAAAGAGACAAAGAAGAGTCTTAGAAATCTAGAGCATACTTTGAAATCTAGTGGTAATGGCTTTAATAATGGTAATCTGTCATATGCTAATAATAGTGGTGGCACTGATCCAGAGTCTCTTTTTAAAGGCTGGAAATTAAGTGTTTAATGTATTTATATAAATAATTTATGGCAGGACAACTAAGTAAATTTCAGACAATTAATTTTCAAGGTTGGGCACCTACTATTAGCAAATTAAATCATATATACTCTAACCCTGTATTTAGACAGGAACCTCAGAAGGTTTCTAATCTTATGGTAGAGTTGTTTGCTGCTAAGAGAGGGGCTTCTTTGGATTCATTATTGTCTGGTCTAACTGTTAAAGAGTTTGATAATGATGACAGATACTATTGGGATGTAGTAGGCTCTGTTAGAAAAAACATTCCTCTTCTTGAAGCTAGAACTCTTGAAGGCAATGTAGTAACAGCAGATAATACTGTTGGTGCAGGTACTGAACCTTTTTATTTAGTATTTGGAGAACATTATTTCTATGATGGTGAGGTAATTTTTGGTAATCTTAATCAAACTTATCCTTTTAGAATTCTTGGAGATGCTAAAGTAGAAGGCACCCATTATATTTATAAAGTAGAGCTTATGGGGGGTAATACCACTGGTGTTCCTGGTGAAAGACTTCTTGCTGGAGAGAGATTCTCAGTAGGTTTTGCTCCTGTAGAGAAAGAGCTTTCAAGAGGTGTTGGTGGTGTTAGATTTAATTCTCCAGTATCTATGAGTAATGAGTGGACTACTTTGAGAATTAAGCATAAAGTATCAGGTGCTCTCCTTAATGCAAAGGTTGCTGTAGGTGTTCCTATGGAATCTCAAGATGGTACTAGACATACTACTGCTAATCTATGGATGCACAATGAAGACTATGTACTAGAGAAGCAGTGGCAGGATTACAAGAATATTGCTATGGCTTGGGGTACTTCCAATAGAAATGCTAATGGTGAGTATCTTAACTTTGGTAAGTCAGGTGAAGCTATTAGAATGGGTGATGGTCTTTATGCTCAGATTGAAGTAGCTAATACTACCTATTACAATGATTTTAGTTTAAAGCTTATTGAAGATGCTCTTTATGACTTATGTTATAATAGACCTGATGCAGAGAATAGAACTATTGTAATGAGAACTGGTAGAAAGGGAGCAGAACAATTCAGTAAAGCAGTTAAAGATACTGTATCTGGATGGACTGACCTTACTGTTAATGCTGACGCTCTTGGTATTATAAATAAAACTGAAGGATGGCATCCTAATTCTCTAGCTGCTGGTTATCAGTTCTCTGAGTATAGAACTGCAAGTGGCCTTACTATAAAAGTAGAGATTGATAATTTCTATGATGATCCAGTAAATAATAAGATACAGCATCCTCTTGGAGGCCCGGCTAGTTCTTATAGATATGATATTCTAGACCTTGGTTCTTCTAATGAACCTAATATCTTTAAGTGCAAGCTTAAAGGTATGGATGAAATGAGAAGTATCCAGCCCGGTGTTAGAGATCCTTGGACAGGAAAGAGTAGTGTAGAGTATGCAGGCAATGATGAAGATGCTTCAACAATCCACAAGATGACCACATTTGGTATTTGTGTATTAGATCCTACTAGAACAATGTCTATTATACCCGCTATTTTGCAAGGATAGTATTTCAATATATATATATATATTTATTTTAGGGAGGGAGGACATTCCTCCTTCCCTTTTTATTTTTAAAATTATGGCAAAAAAAGTAGAAGAAGAAGAGCAGCAGTTTATTAGCTGTTTAAAAAAGGAAAAAATATGTATTAGATTTGTTCCAAGACAAAGCAGAATGGTAACAGAACCTAATCATATTTTATTTGGAGGAATGGCTGAAGATGCAGTACATACTTTTGTGGTTCCCAGACTAAATTCAGGAACATTTGTTAATGTCCTAACTAACAGTGAAATGACTTTTTTAGAGAATTACTTTGGTATGGAAAAAGGGACAATGAGTGTTTATAAAAGAGAACATAATTTTTGGAGTGATGCTAATCCTAGAGGAATTAATAAAGTTAGATTAAGAAAACAAGATAATTATCTTGATTTAAGCTCTCCCGAAGATTTTATCAAATATAAAATTCTTTTGGCTAATAAAGATTTTATAGCCCCATCTTTAAAGTATCTTGAAGAACATCCTAAAGCAACCTATCAATTTGTAATTATTGAGGGCGATGAGCAAGTTAAGAGTGCTAAGAAACATATGGATGTAACAAGAGAATGTTACATGGAGTTTGGTAAAATTGAAGATAAGATTGAAACTCTGATGACCATTGTAGAACTTATTGATGGCAGAAATGTAGCACCTAACACAAGTCTTGACTTTTTACAAACTAAGATTGATAGCTACATACAGTCTAATCCTAAATTGTTTTTAAAAACAGTCAAAGACGAAACCCTTCCAACTAAAGTCCTTATTAGAAGAAGCATTAATGCTGGTAATATTATTAAAAAGGGTGACTATCTAATGCTTAAAAAAGAAGGCAAATACCTTTGTGAGGATAATGAAGAACCTATATTAAGTGTTGCAGTTAAATACCTTAATAATCCTAAGAACCAAGCTATTAAATTAGGCCTAGAAGCACTCTTAAATCAAAAGTAAATAATATAGTCATAATAAAATACAACATATGAATAATGCAGAAATGAGCAACACTTTCGATGTGTTGTATAACAATATAACTTCAAATCAAGCACCTGGCTTAGATGAGTATGAAAAATCTGTATTTTTAACTAAAGCCCAAGATGAAATAGTTAAAGCTTATTTTAATCCCAGACTTAATAAAACTATGGAGGGGTTTGATGGCAATGAAAGAAGACAGATTGATTTCTCTATGATATTGAGAAGTATTAAATATTTAAAAGTTTCTTTTACTGTCACAGATAAAGAAAGCACAGACGAAGTAGCTACTATTTCCAATACTGAAACTCTTGATAAGTTAGTTAAAGAACAAAATGGAAAACTTTATAGCAATCAGTTTAAAGCAATAGACCAGACTAAAATAAAGCTATCTTCTTCTAGTAATAATTATGTTGCTACTCCTTTCTTAGAACCATTCTTTGATTATAGAGATAACACTAAATCAGTGTTACTAGATTCTGATATTCTTATGTTTGTTAATGAGTATGTTATTGTAAATAGAAGTAGTAATAAAGAAAGACTTACAGTAATACCTCTTACATATACTGAATATACAAGATTAATGAGTAAGCCTTATAAAAGACCTCTTAAATTTCAGTCTTGGAGAATATTAGATAATAGTGCTAGCGATAATTCAGCAACTGCTCCAGTAAAGAAAGCAGAGTTAGTAATAGGTCCTAATGATGAGCTGCTACAATATGTCGCTAGATATGTTAAGAAACCCAGAGCTATAAGACTTATTACTTTTGACGAGGTAACTTTAGATGGAGATAATACTGAACAATCATGTGAACTAGATCCTATATTACATGAAGAAATAGTACAGAGAGCAGTTGAATTGGCTAAAGCAGCTTATACAGGAGATCTTAACAGTCAAATAGCTTTAGGACAATCAAGTCAAACTAATGTAGGGGCAGTAGCTTCTCAACAATCTAGATAATAATGACAACAAAAGAATTTAGTAATGCCTTTGATACTCTTCTAAATAGTTATGCTAACACATCTAATTTTGGTGATCCTAACTCTAAGGTTGATATAGTATTAGATGAGTATGAAAAATCTCTATTTCTTACTGAGGCTCAAGACCAAGTAATTATAGAATTATATAGTGGTAGAAATGAAAAGTCTGCTTCTTTTGAAAAGACAGAAGAACTTAGAGCTAATTTAAGAAATTTAATTGATACTAAACAAATAGAGAAATCTACAGAGGCTTATGAAGGCATAACTAATAATTCTCAGTTTTTTAAATTACCTTCTAATTTATTATTTATAACTTATGAAGCTGCTGTTATTGAGGATGATGCTGCTGGATGTATTAATGGTAACACTCTTCCAGTAATTCCAGTAACACAAGATGAGTTTCATAGGACTAAAAATAATCCATTTAAAAGACCTAATAATAGAAAAGTTCTTAGATTAGATAATGGTCTAGATATAGTAGAAATAGTTTCTAAATATAATATTAGTAATTATATTGTTAGATACCTATCTAAACCTACTCCAATAGTATTAACAGATTTATCTGAGATAGATGCTTTTCCTGAGGTTAATGGAAAAGAAACAAATTGTAAACTTGATTCTGAATTACATAGACCTATCCTTGAAAGAGCGGTTTTACTTGCTATAAATAGTAAGGGCATTCAGAATAGAAAGTAATGTTTAATTTAATATTTTTTTAAAATGGCAATTAAGTCAGTAAATCAAAACAAACAGTTCTATGTAGTATCAGAACTAGTAACTTCAGAGCCTAAAACTGAAGGACAAATCAAGTTGGGAAAAACTCCTGATGGCAAACAAATTTTCTTCAAGCATTATGGTAAAGGTGGCTTGACTAGAACGGACATTATTGATGTAGATAAAGTTAGTTATGCAAAACTTACTACTAAAGAAGATTTGCAAAGAAAACTTAAGAAAGCTGTAGTAACTCTTAGTGACGAAGTAAATGATGGTAATCCTATTGTAGGTCAAGACTATGTATTGAGAGTAACTATATTTAATTATTTAGCTCCAGGTGATGCTTGTCAGCTTGTTAAGTCTTCTGCTGTTCATGCTACTAAAGCTATGGCTACTGATAAAGAAGCTTTCTATAAGAAGATGGCAGAATCTCTTACTAGAAACTTCAGTAGAGAAGTACAGCCTTTGCTGACTTTTGAGGGCAGTGCTACCGGTATTACTATCACTGAGGTAGCAGATCAGCCTTGGAGACTAGGTATTTATCAGCAGGAGCCAGTTAATTTCAGCCTTACTCCTACTACTGTTAAATATGAAGGTGAGGAAGTTATTTGGGGAGAAGTTGAATATAGTGATTCTGATGAAACAGTTGGTAATGGTAAAGATATTGCAGATCTCGAATACTTCTGTATTGCTGAGAGAGGTGATATGTTTAGAAACATGGGTTATCCTTATAACATTGATGTGAAGATGATGGTAGACCCAGACAAAGAGTATGATGTAATTGATATTCACTATGCTTATAGTGGTGAAGGTGTTCAAGTACATAAGTCTGATAAAGACCTTACTTTTGTTTCAGCAGAAACTGGTGTTCTTACCAGTATTAAGTCAGCTTTGACAGCAGTCGGTATTACTTTTGAAGGAACTGAAGGTTAATATAAGGGGAGGATTCCACCTCCCCTTTAATTTTATATAGACTATGATAGTATTTAATGAATGTAGAATAGACTCAGAAGGTAAATATCTTATTGTAGAAGCTAGTGTAGAGAATCTTGACTACTTCAAGAATGTCTATATAGAATCTATAATAGTAGATACTCAAGATACTTTCTCTGCTAATGGCCCTAGTGAAAATCCTATATATAGTAGAGATATAAGTAGTGAAGGTACTGATATTTCTGAAGAAGGGTATGATATTTTAGGAGTATATAGAGATGAAGAGAATTTTGTTAAATATATAAGACTTAGACTTCCTGTCTCTGCTCTTAAAATAAATAATATTAATGATAATATCTTTTTCATTTATATTGGTGCTGGTGGTACTCCTAGTGGTTATACTCCTTGTGGTATGGATAATCAATATACTTTAGGAATAGCTGTAAATCTTAGACCTATCTATAATAAAGCTATGAGTTATTTAAAAGAATTTAATACTAATTGTGAAACTCCAAAAGGCTTTATAGATATGATATTAAGACTTAAAGCTTTTGAATTATCATTAAAAACTGGTAATTACTTAGAAGCTATTGAACAATGGAACACCATTAAAAATAACTCAGTAGTATATTCAACTAAAAGTTGTGGATGTCATGGAAGTGTCTAATGAATTATATGAAGCTATAAAAAGATATTATTCTTTGCTCAGTAAAACAGGTTACAGACCCTATAGTCAAGTAGAGCAATTAATTATCTTTATATTTATTGAAGAGCTTCTAAATGGTTCTTTTAATCAATATATTACTGAGGAAGATTATAATATTATAGCTAAAAGTTTAAATTGTTTATATGGTAGTTGCATGATACCTTATCCTACTTATAAGAAAGCTATTTCTGAAGTATTAAAGCATCAGCCATATAAATTTAGAACAACTGAAAGTGGAGTATTCAGAGTTGCTGAAACAATAGGTTTAAGAATAATATCATAATATTTTATAATAAATTTACTGAACTGCTTGCATAGATTAGAAATATTTCCTATCTTTGTAAGCAGTTTTATTTTATATAGTTATGGCAACATATAGAGAAATAGTTTATTTAGTACTAGACGAATTGAAAAGTATAAGTGACGATAATTACTTCACTGAGGAACACGTTATATTTTTAGCTAGTAAATATAGAGGAATGCTGTTAAAGCAAACCTATAAAGATATAAGAAAGGAGATACTAGAGTCTAACTTTCAAACTTTATGTTTAGACTTAATACAAGTACCAGCTATTGCAGGGGAAGATTGTGAAGGAGGTACCTATCTCAGAAGTAAAGAAAAAATTCCTTATACTATGAGTATAGAAACTCCAAAATTATATGCAGCAGATTATTTCCAAGGAGAAATAACTTATGTATCTAGAGAAAGAATGAAATATGTGGGTTATAACAGATGGCTGGCTAATATTATATATGCCTCTATAGGTCCTGATAATTATTTATATTTAAAGTCATTTAACCCTCAGTACTTATATCTTGAGAATATTAAGTTTACAGGTATATTTGAAAATCCTGAAGAAGCTTCAGAGTTAGAGTGTGATAGTTCTGATATATGTGATATTTTAGATAAAGATTTTCCATTAGAAGAAGCTTTGATACCACAAGTAATTCAATTAGTAGTTAAAGAACTTTCAGCTGCTATTTATAAACCTGCTGACCAAGAAAATAATGCTACTGATGATCTTTCTGATATAGCTACTTATATTAGAAATAATGCTAAGTCTAATCTTCAAAAACAAATAGAAAACTAATGGAAGAATTTAGAAAAAAGATACTTAAAGTACACGAATCTAGACAGCACAGAATTAGGAATTCTAACGGAGTATATCAAGCCTATAAATATATTAGAAAAAATAAATGGTTAAATTTACCAAGAGCTGTTACAGAACATGAGTTTTATACTATAATAAGACAGGTAAATAATTTACTAGTAGAGTCTTTATTAACAGGAGATGATATAATATTGCCTTATAGAATGGGTACTATAGAACTTAGAAAGTATGCAGCTAAAATAGTTTTTAATGGGGATAAACTTGTAACTAATTTACCAATTGATTGGGATAGAACTCTTAAATTATGGGCAGAAGATGAGGAAGCTTTTAAAAACAGAACACTTATTAAAATGGAGGAAAAAGAGATGTTTAAGGTATTCTATAATAGAAAAGATGCCAACTACATTAATAAGAGCTTTTACTCCTTTGAAGTTAATAGAGACTTAAAAAGAAGACTCAAACTAAAAATTAAAAATAAACTAGTAGATGCTTTTAAACTATAATGGATAGATATATTTCAATAAAGCAAATTTTGGATGATGTTCTTGACCATCCATTACTTAAAGATCTTACATTTGAAAGAGCTGTTAATTACGCTGTTAAGTTCATAAGAAAGGTAGGATGTCCTAGAATATTTAATAATAAAACAGAAGTATTAGAAGTTAAAAATTACAGAGCTTTGCTTCCATGTGATTTTAATTCTATGATTCAAGTAAGAGCTATTAAAAAGCATAATAAAGATTATAGAGTATTTAGAGAAACTTCTGATAGTTTTCACATGAGTGATAATAAAGGAGAATCTTTTGATCTTACTTATAAATTACAAGGTAATGTTATATTTACTTCTATTAAAGAAGGTTTGATAGAAATATCTTATGAGGCTTTTGCTGTAGATGAAGAAGGTTATCCTTTAATACCTGATAATAGTTCTTTTGCTGATGCTTTGGAATTATATATAAAGAAACAATACTTTACTATACTATTTGATAAAGGAGAAATAAATCAAGCAGTATTTAATAATGTATTACAAGACTATGCTTTTGCTGTAGCCGAGGCTTCTTCAGATTTAGTAAGACCTACTATAGATGAAATGGAGAGAATCACTAATATGTGGAACACTTTAATACCAAGAGTTACAGAGCATAGTAGAGGATTTATAAATAATGGAAGTAAAGAACTTATTAAATTACAGTAAATATGGCAAAAGCAATAAATGATGATATTTCTATAAAAGGGAGTACCTTGGTTATAGGAGTTAAATTTCCTCCTGTTGATGATATTTATACTTTTACTTCTTTGTTAAATGCTGATAACATAAAAGTTTATTATTACATAATAAATTGTAAAGAGAAACATGAAGTAACAGAGTTATATAAAGTATTAGATGAAGAGGATTCTAACTATGATAATATGTATGCTTTTACTGTAGATACTAATGATTTAATTCCAGGAGTATTAATGGTAGAAGTAAAAGCTACAATTCCAGCACATGATAAACTACCTCAAAGAATAGAAATAGCAAGATGTTCTTCAGGTATAGCAATAGTTGAATGATGGATAATTATTTTATAAATTACAGTAATAATAAAGTAAATTATATAATACCTGACGTAAGTAAAGTATCTAATAATTTACAATTAATAATTGATAAAGCAACTACTTCTTTATCTATTGAAGTTAATAAAGTAAATGAGAAGTTCAATCCTTATGTTATTAGAATTTCTCATCCAATAGATTTAGAAGCATTTGTGTATGGTCCAGATAGTTTATTCTATAAAGTAATAGAAGGATTATATATGCTTGAAGATGGCACTATTAAACTTAAAGTAAAGAAGAAATATGGAAAGTAATTATTCAAGTAAATACAGCGGTGAACAAGTAGATGCTGCTGTGGAATATTATTTAAACCATTCACAAATAGAAGATAGCAGTAGTTATGAATATACTAATGTTATTTTCTGTGAAAGTACAAGTGTTCCTTCTAAACCTTTTAAAGATTCAGACCTTCCTCTCCTACTTCCTTCTCTTCCATTTGCAGGAATAGATGGTAATTTATGGTATGATATTCCTAATACTTCTTCTTCCAATTGGTATCAATGTGTTCTTAAAATTAATTATAAATCAAAGAAAGTAGTATCTCAAGGAGAAGTTTTATATCTAAAGGGGGATAAGGGTGATCAAGGAGACAAAGGAAATAATGGTTCTAATGGCTCTAGTGGTACTGATGGCAATGATGGTAGTAATGGTAACTATACTGAGTTTAGATATAAAAGATCCTCTCAATATGCTATTACTTTAACTGATGTACAGAAAAATTCTAGATTTCCTGAAGGATGGAATCCTTATTGGGATGATGCTGATGTAGAAGACTATGATACTATTAAAAGAAATTTAGGCACTGCTTTTGACACTTTCTTAAATGGTTACTCTTCAAATCAATTAATATCTGATGATAGTGAAAGCTATTTTACTAATCTTGATAGTAATGCTACATTTACACAATTAAATGATCAATACAACTTGCTTCATAGTAATACTCTTATTGCAACAGAAACACAAAAAGCAACTATATTAGAAGCTTTTAAATCATTTATAGCTCTTTATGCTTCTTGTGAAGAAGAAACAATTGATGAGTTGGAGTGTAACACAGAATATCATAAACTATATACTAAATATATAGATGAAGATCATTTCTGGTTATTATTTATGATTTATGCTGTTATTGATGGAAACACTAATACTCTTATAGGTGAATGGTCTAACCCTCAAAGAATTCAAGGGGAAGATGGAAAAGCAGGACCAAAAGGATCTAATGGCATTGATGGTATTGCAGGTGTTAATATAGGCATAGCTTTTACATTAGGAACTGAAAGTAATATTAGAGAAGATGCTGTTAATCCTACAGAATCTCCTTATAATGTTAATTATAAAACACTATTTACTAATGGTACTAAATGGTTTAAATATACTCCTGCTATAACAGCACAATATCCTTATATATGGTTTACTCAATGTAGATATAATATTAGTAAAGATGCTGAAGGAAATGAGATATATGTTTTTGAAGATAGTTGGTCTATACCTGCCAGATATACGGGGCTTAATGGCATTAATACTACTGAGACAGTATATGTTAAAAATCCTATAATATATCCTCAAGGTTTATATACTGCTGGTACAACTTATACTAATGATGGAAGTAGGACTCCTTATGTATATTATGATGGCTATTATTATTATCTTTCAGGGCAAGGTAGCTGGATGGGTAGTGACCTATCTACTCCTGCTAATAATTCTGAATGGTGGACATTACTTGAAGGTTTTGAAGCTCTTTATACTAAAGTAGGTATTATAGCTAATGGTCTTATAGGGAGTGCAGTATTTAATGGTGACTATATGTTCAGTCAACAAGGAGTAGACCAAAATGGCACCGCTTCTACTCATTATGAAAAGTTTTTACAAAATTATAGCACTGGAGACATTTTAGTAAATCCTTACGATGATATGGCTGCTTTTAAACCAAACTTCTGTATTAACTTTAAAACAGGAGAACAATGGTCTACATCAGTTGATAGTGCTATTGAAGGAGCTAAATCTGAAGTAATACAAGCCGCTACTATTATATCAATGAGTGTTCAAGAAACTATTGAAGGTAATTTAAAATCTGCTGGTATTGATATTACTTCTGATGGAGTTAAAGTGACAGGTACTTTTAGTGGTACCTCAGATGGAACTTTTAATGGTGATGTAGCAGCTAAGAGTTTATCAGTGTTAGGAGAAGATGGTACTCCAGCAATGGTGTTTGCTACTTATAAAGCGTCAATGGGTACTCCTAGTGGCGGCACTGCTCCTGATGAGGGTACTCCTGTATTACTTATTAATTATGGAGGGAATCAATATTTAGTAAGTATGTTAAAATTAGTTACTGGTTCTTCAACAGGGCAATATAAACAAACTAAAGCTACTACAGAATCTTTATATACTACTACTTCAATACTTCCTAAACTAGGGAAACAAGGAAGTGCTAATTATAGTAAAATAACAAAGGCTCCATATTTAACATTAGTAGATAATAGTGGTAATGAAACCAATACTACTATTGTAGCTAAACTATATAATTCTAATGATGAAGAAGTAAATTGGAGTAGTTATTTAAATAAATACTATGAAGGAGAACTTATAACAGAATATTCTAGTAAAACTGATTTAGGTAGTGGTATTTGGGCATTTAAAGTTACTGGTAATTTTGCTACTGTTGCTAATATTTATAATGGTACTCCTACTACTAAATTTATGGCAGTAGTAGCTCCAGTTAATAATGTTATGTGTTACAGAGGAGCAACATCAGCAGTATATAATAAAATATCAATAGTATCAGGAGTATTAAGAAGTAATACTTATAATGTAGTAACAAGCTATGTTATTAAGAGTAATGGTACTAACTTAGTACAAGATAGTTCTGCTACTCAATATTTAAAACTAACTTCTACTACTGCAAACTATTTAAATGCCAGTGGTACTTCTACTACAAGTTCTTATTTTGCTATTAGTTCTACTTCTGCATCTGAGATTACTAGTGAAGATATTAATAAATGTGTATCTATTGTAGGACCTCAATCTGACACTACTATTGATACTATATCATAATAATAACTATGCAACAATCTTCTAATCATACATTTGTTGGGCTGCAACAAGATACAGCAGTATCTAAACAATCTCCTGAGTATTTAATAGATGCTCATAATATTAGAATTACAGCAAGAGGTAATGAAACATTACTAACTATAACTAATGAGAAAGGTCCTAAAGAACTAGCATTAGTAAATACAGAAGGGGCTAAAACTTATATTACTGGAACTATTTTAGGACATTGTGTGCTTAATAATTACTTAGTTCTTTTTACTCACGAAGCTTCTTATGGGGATAAGATATTAAGAATTGATATGTCTAAAAATAATCCTGAAGTAGTTAGTATGTTTCAGTCTGAAGATAATCAATCATTAGGGTTTAGTGAGGACTATCCTATTGAAGCTATTGGAGATTATGAAAATGAAAATATACAAAAAGTATATTGGATAGATGGATTAAATCAGCCTAGAATAATTAATATAATTCATCCTGTTTATACATGGAATGGTGCTTTTAATTTTGTTCCTGAGTTACAATTAAATGAAACTATCTCAGTAAATAGAATAGCTAGCTCTGGTGGGCAGTTTCCGTCAGGTGTAATTCAATATGCCTTTACTTATTATAATAAGTATGGCCAAGAAACTAATATATTTCACACCACTCCTTTACTTTATACTTCATTTAATGATAGAGGAGGATCTCCTGAAACTTCAGTATCTAATGCTTTTAATATTGAAATAAGTGGTATAGATTCTCACTTTGATTATCTAAGAATATATAGTATTATAAGAACTACTCTTAATGCTGTACCTACATGTAAAAGAGTACAAGATATTGATTTAAGTACTGTAGGAAATACTATTAAATTTATTGATACTGGTACTGTGGGAGATACTGTAGATTCTACTTCTTTATTATATATAGGAGGAGAAGATATTATACCTAATTCTATTTGTGCTAAAGATGGTACCCTATTTTTAGGTAATATTAAAATAAATAGACCTGCTATTACTTCTATAAAAGATTTTGCTTCTAATATAAGAGATAAAAGCGTAAATAAAAATGCTTCTACTGTAATAAAAGAAGTGAATCTTACAAGAGGAACTACAGAAGGTTATATTTATAGTAATGGTCTTAATGCTGAATATAATGGTTACAGCACTAATGCAGCTGGATTTAAAAATAGAGAATATTATAGACTAGGCATTCAAGCACAATATAAAGATGGTAAATGGTCAGAGCCTGTGTGGATAGGAGACTATCAAGTTAAAGCAGGTAATAATGCTCCAACACAAACTAACTATATATTAAGTAAACTAACTATAGAATATACTCTTAATAAAGAAAGATTGCAAGAATTAAAGAGAGCTGGATATAAAAAAGTAAGACCTTTAGTAGTTTTTCCTGAGATACAAGATAGAACTGTTTTATGTCAGGGAATAATTAATCCTACTATGTACACTACAAAGAAGAGAGAGTCTTCAATACAAGCTCAATCTTCTTGGTTTTTTAGACCTTTTATTTATGGTGTAGATAGCCTAGATGACTATACTTCTAATGGAAATGCTTATTCTTCTACTACATGCAGTCCTTTTTCTGTACATGATAGTGTATTACCTTATACTAATAATAGTTTAACATGGAATCCTACTTATATTAGAGGAGTAGAGTTTCAAGGACAATATGAAACAGAAAATAAATTTAAAGTAGATTGGAGTTTCTTAACTTTACATTCTCCTGATTTAGAGTTTGAAGATTCTTTGTATAATACAGACTTGACTAATGTAAAATGTAGACAAATAGGTGTAGCTCCTATAACCTATACTGCTAGTGACATTAATATACAAACTTCAACACCTACTATAAGTAATAGTGGGTCAGGATTTACGCATCAATCTTTTACTCAAAATAACTCTAAGGGTATTATTAGTGGTTTATTCTATGATGATTTTGTTGTAGATGATTATGATAATGGTGCTAAATTTAGAGCTTATAATAAAGAATATAGTCCTTATAAATGGTTGGTATACCTTTGGAATAGAACAGGTTCTCTTAATAATGATGTTACTAGACCTGCTGATGGAGGTAATAGAAGTGCAGAATTAAGTAAAAAAACTATTTCCAATTTAAGATATAGTAATACTTCTGTATGGTATAATGCCACTTCAGAACTATCTTTGGCAAGCAATTGTGTACCTCAAGTATTTAGTAGTAATGAAGTATCAATAGTAAAATTAGGCAGTAATATTTATGAAGGTAATATAGATGCTTTAATTACTCCTGATAAAGTTGATGGTGATTATTTTGCTTTTGCTAGTAGTTCTATAAATGCTTCTAATGTTACTACTTCTTTTGGCAGTGTTGCTTGGTGGAAAACTTGGTCTAAACAAGATGATTCTTCTGATGCTCAAGGATTGTACCAAAGATCTACTAAGAATGGTACTACTCAATTCTTTAGAATGGACGGTAATATAGCAGATTATACTGTAGCTTTAGCAGTTAAAAAAGAGTCTGTAAGAGTAAAATATAAATCTACTCCACATATTGTATTAAAACTATCCAGTGCTATTGATAATACTTCTGATAGTAGATATACTAGTACTTTACCTATTGTAGAACTATATAGAGATTATAATGAAGATACTATGTTTGGAGGCACTTCACAGGATGCTTTAAAAGCTAATATGTGGATACCTGCTGGAGAAGCTATCTCAGTAGATTCTAATAAAGCTCTAGTATTTGAGTGGGGAGATACTTGGTATAGTAGATATGATTGTTTAAAAACTTACCCTTTCACAACTGAAGATACTAATAAAGTTGTAGAGATTGGCTCTTTTATGCTGGAAACAAGAGTTAATATTGATGGTAGATATGATAGAAATAGAGGGCAAGTAAATAACCTTAACATGTCTCCTACTAATTTTAATCTCCTTAATCCAGTATATTCACAAAGAAATAATTTCTTTAATTATAGTATACTTGATGATAGTTATTATACTTTAAATGACTTTCCCAATCAAATAACTTGGAGTACTGAGAAAACACAAGGAGTGGATGTTGACCCTTGGACTTCTATAACTCTAGCTTCTACTTATGATATGGATGGTTCTAAAGGTAAAATAAGGGCTTTAAAAACATGGAATGATAATATCTATTGTTTTCAAGATAGTGGTATCTGTAATATTATATTTAATGCTAGAGTTCAAATACCTACATCTGATGGAGTACCTATAGAAATATCTAATAATTATAAAGTTGAAGGTAAAAGATATATATCTGATGGAGTTGGATGTATTAATAAATATGCTATATGCACTACTCCTGCTGCTTTATATTTTATAGATTCTATAGGAGGGCATTTGCAGGCTATTAATGGTAATGGACTTAGTGATATATCTTCACAAAGATCTATGATTACTTGGTTAAATAAACAAGATAGTAATCTATGGAAACCAAATGATTATACTATAAAACTCTTTTATGATAAAAATCATAATGATTTATATATAGTAACTAAGAATGAATCTTTGTGTTATAGTGAAGCTTTAAGTCAATTTACTTCTTTTATGTCTTACTCTGAGATACCAACTATGTTTAATGTAGTAGATAAATTTTACTGTATTAAAGACAACTATCTCAATGAAATGTTTGAAGGAGATTATAATTATTTCTTTGGTGAGTATCAAGGCTATGATATATCCTTTATATCTAATGGAAGATCTTCACAACAGGATTTATCAGGAATAGATAAAATATATACTAATGTCTTCTTTAGAGCAGATAAATGGTCTGATAAATTAGATAGTATTTTATCTTCAGAGTCTCCTTTTGATTATATTAGAGTATGGGATGAATATCAAGATACTGGTGAAACATTATTAAAATCTCCACTACTTAAAAAGAAATTTAGAGTATGGAGAGCACAAATACCTAGAGATGCTCATAATAGAAGAGATAGAATTAGAAACACTTGGTGTAAAGTAACTTTAGGCTCTGCACCAAGATATAATAATGGCAATATTGGATTTATACAGTTACATGATGTAGAAGTTCAATATTTTATTTAAATACATATTTATTAAAGGCATAGGATAATTCTTATGCCTTTATTATTTTATACATTAAATTATTGTTTATATCAATTTTTATATATATCTTTGCACAATAAAAACTTTAATATATGGCTAACGGAAAATCTACTTGGAAATATAATAAACTCCTTACTGCAAGGAATAATTATTATAGTGGGTTACAGCAAGGTACTTCTCAAATGAACATTCAAAATGCTGACTTTCCACAAATATATGCTAATCCAGTTGAAACACAATATGCTTTTCCAGCATCTACTGACACTCCTTTAAATGGAAATCCTATACCTATAAACTTCAGTACAGAAGCTTCTACAATAAATCCTTTAGATATTAAAACTAAGAAGAAACTAAATCTTAGTGGTTTAAAAGATATAGGTATTGCTGCTGCTGGTGCTGTAGGAAATAAATTATTATCTAATGGCAGAAGTTCTGGTGCCGGTGATATGATAGGACAAGCTGGAGCTGCTATTAGTGCTGTTAATCCTCTTGTTGGTACAGCTGTACAATTAGGAGGAGGATTAGTAAATAATATGTTTGGAATGAAGACTAATCAAGAAGAGGTTAATAGAGTTAATAATAGTTTAAACTCTATGAACAATGCTGCTAATGAGGCTAGTTCTGCACAATCTCTTGATGATTTAGCTAATGTAGGACCTGCTGCTACTAATTTTAATGTTAATGCTTATAGTGGAGGATTATTTAGTAGCGGCAAAGCTAAAAAGAAAAACCGACAATTATCCAATGAATTGAGAGATTCTTATAATACTACATTGGCAACTATTGCTAATAGTAGTAATAACCTTCAAGAAAACCAAATGAACAATGCTATGGCTACTTATGCTTCTTTTGGAGGAGAATTAAACACACAAGGAGGAGATTTTACAGATGGGTTACTTTATATTGATAATGGAGGATCCCATGAAGCTAATCCTCTAGGTGGTGTACCTATGGGAATGGATCAAGAAGGAACTCCTAATTTTGTAGAAGAAGGAGAAACCATATTTAATGACTATGTATTTAGTAAAAGGCTTATGGTACCCAAAGCAATAAGAAAGAAGTATAAACTTAGAGATAATATATCATTTGCTGAGGCTAGTAAAAAGCTTACAAAAGAGTCAGAAGAAAGACCTAATGACCCATTAAGTCAAAAAGGAATGGAAGCTATAATGGCAGATTTAGCTAATGCTCAAGAGATACTTAAGGCTTCAAAAGAACAAAATGTGAACTATGCTGCTTATGGAGGTAATCTATATGCTACAGGTAGTAAGCTTAAGTATGAATCTACTATAGAGGATGACAGTAATTTTTATGATACTTATAAAGACTATCTTAATAAGGATAGAACTGTTGATTTTGATAAATTATATGCTGCCGATAGTCCTTGGATGATTAGAAGAAACCAAATAAGTGAATTACTCGAAAATAAAGAAAAGAGTGAATCTTTTAGAGAATGGTATGCTGATCAATTAAATGAGTATAATAAAAATCAAAAGGGGTATAAAAATTATACAGCAGATGATATTACTAAAAAACTATTTGATAAATGGAGTTCCGATAGAAAACTTGGCTTTGGACATAATGTAGTAGGTAAGGGAGAAATAAATGAATATCTACCTAATAGAAAAACAGGAGAAAGACGTTATTTGTTGGAAGCAGATAAAGATGCTAATGGTACTCCTCTTGATCCTTATGCTACTGCAACTTTAATTGATAATTATGACCCAAATAGTGGTAAGTATCAATATAAAGAAAAGAAAACTAAAGCTGAAGGAGATACTGATTATACTGATTATTACTATACCAAAGCTGATAATAACAGTGCTAAAAATAGATATTATAAACAAAATGCTCAAGGTAAATATGATTTGATGGAAGGAGATAATCCTTATCTAGATATAGCCAATGCAGGTAATTATAATCAAGCTAAAGCAGTAGCTAATAATCAAGGAGGTTATGATTATTACTATGATCCAACTAAAAAAGAAGAATATAAAAAACTTAATACTACTTTAAGATATGTTCCTTCAGTAGCATTAGGTTTATCTGCTATAACTGATGCAGCTGGTTGGACTAATAAGCCTGATTATAGTAATGCTAATGCTGCTATTGAAGCTGCAAGAAGTGCTGGTACTTATAATCCAGTTAGTTTCAAACCTATAGGTAATTATCTTACTTATAAACCTTTTGATAGAAACTACTATATTAATAAAATGAATGCTGAGGCAGGAGCTTCAAGAAGAGCTTTAGCTAATACTTCAGGAGGTAATAGAGGCACTGCTATGGCTGGTATTCTAGCTGCTAATAATAACTATTTAAATCAACTTGGTGCTTTAGGTAGACAAGCTGAGGAATATAACTTGGCTGAGAGACAAAAGGTAGAAGACTTCAATAGAACTACTAATATTACCAATTCTCAAGGATTCTTAGATGCAGCTAAAGCAAATCAAAGTGCAGCACTGTCTGCAAGACAAATGACTTTAAATGGTCTTATGTCTGGTTATAATATGAGAGAGCAAGCTAGGTTAGCTTCTGATGCAGCTAAATCTGCTAATCTATCTAATTTTGTTACTTCTCTTGGTAATATAGGTAGAGAAAATATGGCATGGAATTGGAGAAACTTTGGTCTAGCCACTGGTTCTTTTGGTACTGTAGGAGATGAAGCAGATTTATTAGGTAGAAATACTAAAAAGAATACTGCTGCTAAAGGTGGTAAAATTAAAAGAAAAAAAGGATTAACTATTTAAGATATGTATTTAAAACTAGATACCCAATTTAATCCATTTACATACGATGAAATGGTAAAACCTCTGTTGTATTACAAGCAAGCCTATGATGCAGCAGAGGCTTCCTATGCAGATTTAGCTCAACAAACTGAGGCATGGAAAGATGCAGTTAATAGAGAAAATAGCCCTGAGGCTTTTGAAATGTACCAAAGATACTCAGGAGATTTAAATAATATAGTAGATGATTTTAGTAGAGGAATGAATGCTAGAAATAGAAGCCAACTACTTAATATGAAAAGGAGATATGCTCAAGATATTCAACCAATAGCTAATGCTAGTGCTGCTTTAAAAGAAGCTAATGATTTAAGGGTTAAAGCTGGTCCAGATGCTATATTTGAAGTAAATGGTTACAATTCTTTAGATGATTTTTTGCATGGTAAAGTCGCTAACAATAAGTATCAAAGCAAAGATGCTTTAACTAAAAAAACAGCTGCTATAACAGAAGCTGCAATGGCTCAAGCTCTACAAGACCCAGAGTTTAAAAAGGCTATGGGAGATCAATTTTGGCAAATAACTCAACACACTGGTGGTTCTTATAAAGACTTAATGGAAGCTATTCAAGGTAATGCTGTTGCTCAAAATAAGTTTGCTGAAATTAAAGCTCAGATGATGAGAGATGCAGGATATGACAGTTATGATGCTATAGGGCAAAGAAATATAGAAGATGCTATTAATACTGGATTATATGCTGGGTTAGACAAACCTGTTAGATCTTTCCAAGCTAATGCTGACCATATGACTCCTGCTCAAAAAGCTAGTATATCTTTACAGAGAGATCAATTAGCATTATCTGCTGCTGGTAGTGGCATGACTAAAGTTGATGGTAAATGGATTTATGATCCTGATAAAGACCCCTCTCTTTCAAAAGCTATAGCTGTTGCAGCTTTAAAAGCACAAGGTAAAAATACTTTGAGTCAAACATTGATGAAATTTGCAATGCCTAAAAATGATATATCTGTAGATATAAAAAATCCTGAAAAGAGTGAATACTTCGACTCTAAGAATTCTGATAATAAAGAGTATTTGAAAGGAGCAACTATTAACTATGCTAAGTTACAGGAAGTAAAAAGAGACAAAAATGGTACCCCTATAAAAGTAAATAATAGAACTGTTCCAATATATGGAGAATTAAATGCTACAGTTGCTTATAAAACAGCGGGAAAATATAAAACATTAAAAGAAGCGATTGATGCTAGGATTAAACAAGAATACCCCAATGCAAATGACAAAGAACTAGACGTCATAGCTAAAACTTATTTTACATATATTGTTGATGATAATGGTAATTTTAGAATGATCGGTAAGAATATAAGTGCTTTAAATCCAGCTAAAATAGATTTTGGAAATGATAGCTCTGACAGCTCTAGTAGTTCTTCTAGTGAAGGTTATAGCACAGGTGTGGAACCAGTAGATTAAAAAATTAATAATTATGCCAAAGATAGAAGTAAAAGGTTTAAGAGGACTTAGAGGAATAGATTACTCTAATCCTAAAGATATTGAGTGGCTTGATAGACAAAAGAAAGCAGGCATTGTTACTAATAATTGGGCAGATAGTGATATAAATAAACTGTATAGAAATAAGCAATTCATTGATAGATTTGGAAAAGATGCTTTTAAAGCTATGCAGTATGATGAAGATGCTAGAAATGCTTTATATAGATCTGCTGTAATAGATGATGCTTTTAAAGAAAGGTTCAATCCATTCTTTGAGAATGGCCCTAATAAAAAGGGAGCTGACGGTATTTTATATGACCCTAATAAAGGAATGGGCAGCGATTATTTTAAATATTATAACTCTTTAAGTGATGATGCTAAAGAAGAATTATTAAATAGTGATTATAGAAGTATCAGTGAACTAAAAGAAGAACAAGAAGAAGCTACTAAAAAAAGACATAGTGCAAAGAATTTAGTAGCACATTCTTATGCTCCTGCTTTTGGAGGAGGAGGGCTACAATTAATGGCAGAACAAGAAGCTCATGATACTTTTGATAAAAAACATAATGATGCTATACTACAAAGAATTTATAGTGAAGATAATAAAAAGAAAGCTGCTTTACTTACAAATAAAGTACAAGAAGTTTATGATGGGTACTATAAAAATCTAAAAGGAGATGAACTGAATAAAGCTTTTCAGGAAGCTATACATCCTAAAAAAGGTACAGGTCAAGCTTATGTGCTATCAGCCTATTTTGATAAAGGGAAATCTACTGAGGATGAAACTGAAGATTTTAGTGATGAAAATAAAAGAGAGTTTCTAGCTAAAAAACGAGTTTATGATGCTGCCTTGGGTGAAGAAGTAGGGCATGATGCTTTAAATGATGAATATAAACAATATATATCAGACCATACAGGGTTTTGGAAATACCAAGGATTATTAGCTAGAGATATAGGTATAGGAGCAGCTGCTTACACTGCTGACAAATGGAACTCTATGAGAAGAGTATCTTTAATAGGTCAAGATGCTAATGTTTTTGTAACGGAAAAAGGAGAAATTGTTCCTACTGAGGATGTTAAATTTAATGGTAAAACTCCTTATTATACAGATAAAGAAGGAAATAAAATAGAAGTACATACTGAAAATAGAAGCTTATTAAATCTAGATGATTTAGGTAAAGATGAAACTGGTAAAGATAGAGGATGGTTTAATAATGCTCAGTTTTGGAATGATGCAGAGCAGTATGGTACTATGGATGAAGAGGAAATAGCTAAATATAAAGAAACTGGTTATTCCCCTCATAAAGTAGTATATGCTCCTGGTGAAGAGACTGATATTTACTATGAAACAGCCAAAATGATGCAGTTTGGTTTAGTGGATGCAGCTGAAAATTTATTACCTTTAGGTGCAGAAATGAAAGGTTTAAATTTATTATTAAAAGCTTCTAAGTATGCAGGTGCAGCAGGCAAAGCAATGACTGCTTTGGGTAAAACAATGTATTATACTGGAAAATATAGTAGATCCATTGTTAATCCTATTACTTCCGCTACTGGTATTGGCTATGCCTATGAGAGAGGTAAATTTGGGGAAGAGTATCAAGGCAATATGCAAAAAGTAGAGCAAACTGTTGAAGACAGAGCGCAAAAAGAAGTATATAATGCTTATAATACTAATCCTAAATATAAAAAGGAATTTGATAATTTAGTAAATAAAGAGTATCAAAATTTACTTAATCAATATAAACAAAAAAAAGCTGATAGAAAAAACAATGATTCTAATACACCTATCATAGATGATTCAGATACTCCTGAGGTACAAAATATGTTAAAGCAACAAGCACAAAGCAAAATAGCCTATGAAAAAGCTAGAGAATGGTCTGACGCATTTAAAAAGACCGATGCTTATCATCAAGCATTAACAGAAGCTGCTGAAGATGCTACTGACGGTGCCTTAATAGCAGGTGTTACTGATGCTGCTAAATATGCTGTAGTTAACTTTGGGTGGAGAAGTTTCTTGTTTAAAACACCTAAAGAATTAGCTACTAGTGCTGCAAAAAAAATGGTCAGTGACGAAGTAAAAGAAGTAACAGATATTTCAGGAAAAAAAGTCCTTACTTCTAATTATGACTTTGGTACTTTTAAGGGCAGAATGAAACAATTTGGTAAAGCTGCTGGTACCAGTTTCTGGAATGGTGCTTGGACTAACTTTACTGATGAAATGCAATCTGCTGGTGGTGCTAGAGTAAATGAAGATAAATTAAATAACTATCTCAATGGATTATATAATGGTAAAGCTGAAGGAACTACTTATAATGTTATTGATGGTATAGGGTCTTATTTTTTGGGAGCTTTAGGTAATATAGGAGAAACTAATACTTGGAAAGCAGGATTAGTTGGTGGTTTAGGTACCTGGTCTTCCATGGCTCCAAATATTCCTGCTATTTTATCCACTCCTAACTTTAGAGAAACATGGGCAAAAGCTTCTTTTGGAGAAAGAGCTAATATGGTTATTTCTAATGGTTTATTAAATGAGTATTATTCTAGAAAACAAGGACAAAAAGAGTTAAAACAAAAAGTAGATCTTATCAATGAAGTATTAAAGAAGAGTGATGATTTTGATGCTTTAAATAAATTAACAACCACTAGTTTAGCTTCCATGGATATTACTAATCCAGAGGATCAAAAAGTAATTCACGCATTAAAAGCTATTCAATCTATAGCTGCTTTACAGCAATTAACTTCTGATGAGACTTTAGATTTAGTAGGACAACAGTCTACTCCTTTTAATACTGCTATGGAAACTGTTGAAAAATTACTAGATCCTTCTAAATTAACAGAGAAAGAAAAGAAAGAATACTTATCTCAGTATTATGCTGAAAATAAAAGTATTTCTCAATCTGAGGCTAATGATAATAAGGTTTTACAAGAATTACAAGAAAGGGCTTCTCAACTTCAAAATGCTGTAACTGACTATAACAATGTTCAAGCTACTATTGAAGAAATTGAAAGATCTAAAGGAGTTACTCTTAGTGAGGAAGTAAAAAATAGATTAGTATATAATAGTACTTTAAATAACTTCTTAAAAGATAGAGTTGAATCTTTAGAAAGAAGTATATCAGGAATGTCTAGTACTGATAGAGAAGATAGAATTGAAGCCAAAGGAAATGTTCCTGCACAGCAACATTATGTAAGAACATTAGAAAAAGATATTGAAGGAATAGAAAAAGAACATTCTAAAGAAGAAACAAAAAGAGATGAAGCAAAACAAAAATTTGAAGAATATAAAGAAGACCATCCTAGTGATACTACCTCAGATGAATATGAAAAATTAGAAGGAGCTTATAGAAGTTCACAAGCACAAGTAGAATTTCTTGAAGAGTTAAAAAGAAATATTACTCTTGAAAGAGATAGATATGTAGATAAAGAAACTGGGGAAGTTAAAATTAGTACTGAAGTCATTAGTGCTCATGATATTCTAAATATGTCTCCTAGAGATAGAGCTAGAATGCTTGATAGAGCTAATTATAATTTATACACAGATGCTCAAAAAGCTGAAATAGATAAAGCTATAAAAGAGCTTAATGATAAAGATCCTTCATTATTACAAGCTGTTCAAGATGTAAATAGATTGTCTAGTTTATATGAAGCTAATAAAAGAGCTTACTCTAGGATAGTAAATGATCCAGTGGCAGCTTCTTATCAATTAGATGCAGAGAGAGAGCAACAAAGAATAGATGCAGCTAATTGGAGTAATTACAACAGAGCTGTAAATGTAGCACACGTTTTAAATTATCAACTAAGGAATGCTAAGGGTACTACGGATGCTGAAAAGACTGCTTATAGAAATGCTGTTAAAAAAGGAGTTTATATTAATTTAAGACAAGCACATCCTACATTTATTCAATATCTTATAGATAATGATGTAAATTTACAATTAGAGTCAGTAAGGAGTGAGTTGGAGAAAGCTTTACAATGGTCTGAAGCCACTACTGATATGAATAGTGTTATAGACACTATGGGGTTAGATGAAGAAGCTAAAAAGAACTTCACTACTAACTTAGACAAGCTACTTCAAGACGGAGAAACTAAAGAGGATATACTAGGTATTTTAGGAGCTATATCTAAATCCGATATTAAAGATATAGATTATAAAGCTAATTTTGTTAATCTTCTTAATGGTCTTGAAGAATTATGGGGACAAAAAGCTGCTACTAATACTTTATCAAAAGAGGAAAGACAAGCTGCTTTAGATAAATCTAGAGAAGAAGCTGCTAAAAAAGAAGCAGAATTAAAAGAAAAAGAAGCTCATATAAGAAGAGTACAAGAAGCTAAAGATAAATATGGTAGTAGAGAACCTATTAAAAACACTTATACTTCTAAAGCTGGTAATACTACAGAAGGTAAATATACTTTTAGTACTAATGAAGATGGTAATACTACAGTATCATTTGAAGGACATGTGCCAGCTAAATTTAAAATATCTAATGAAGATGTAGGATTAAGTGTAGACGAACTTATAGGAGATAAAAGTTCTTTTAGTAGTGAAGAAAATTATAATGATGTAGCTGATGCTGCTAAAAAAGGAGAAATCATTATTAATGAAGCTTTTATTGATGAATTTGGTAATATAACTATTGATACTAACCAAGGTATAACCATTGAAGGAGAAGCTGCTAAAAAAGTATTTGATAAGTTATTTAATCAACAAAAAGAAGAAGTTAAAACTCCTACAGAAGAAGAGAAACAAAAGGGAGAAGAAGCAGCATTACATGGTATTACAGATAAAGATGCTGATACTAGTAATGATCGGGAAGCTGAACTGGCTGCTAATGGATTAAATGAAAAAGATTTAAAGACAAATAATGAAAAAACTTTAACTCCTGAAGAAATAGAAAAAGCTGTTAATGAAGGAGAAGAAGCTTTAGAATCTCCTACACTTGAAGAGCAAGCTGCTGAAGATACTTCTGGTAAAGTAGTTAAATCTTCTGCCCCATTACCATTAGCTCCTGTGGAAGATAAAACTGTTAGTAGCACAGAAGATAATGTTCCTTTGTTAGGTAATAGTATTTATGGGTATGATTTATCTGCTTTAATTGGTCCTGAGAAAGCTATTGTTCAAAGAACTGGTAGTTACTTTGATTGGATGAATAGTTTTGGTGTTAAACTCCAAGAAATTATAGATAAAGAATTAGGTAAAATAGCTAAATTAAATCCTGATTTAGTGCCTTTGAGAGTTAAAATTGAAAAGAATGCTACACATGATGATGCAGTTCAAGATTTAACTTTTTGGGCAGTAAAATACACTGATGCAGTAGCTAAAATACATAATGAAGAATTTGGAGGAGTAGTAGATACTAATGATGGTAGGTATCTCATAGTAGGTACTATGGGCTTTCCAAGAGGTTCTAAAAATACTACTTATTTAGCAGAACATACAAGAGCTAAGACTGATGCTTATAAATATTTTAAAGATAATCCTACTGAAAGATTCTATGTTAGTACTGATAGAACTACTAAAATACAAGACATATCTGCTGGTAGATTAGTAAAGAGATTAGCTACTGATACAGAAGTTCAAACTAGGTCTATCTCAGAGATAGTTAATGATGCTGATAGAAATCCTAGAGGATTAAAAATAGATGAACTCAAATGGTTAATATTAGGAGATGAGTTTGTTTTAACAGTTAATGTGACAGATAGAAATACTGTTTATTCTCCTAGAGACGGTGTTAGTTTACCTGGCTCTTTATTCTTACTTATAGAAGGTGCTAATGGAAATTATGTTCCTGTATATATGAATCCTGTAAGATTTGGAGAATTAAGAGATGGTGCTTTATTAAATAGTATTAATGAAAGTATACAAGGATTAGCTAGTACTGATCTTAATACAAGGCTTAGAGCTAAAACTGAGTTATTACAAATATTTAATCTAAATAAAGATGGAGATTGGTTGTTGGTGGGAGATTTACAACACCCTACAATAACTATACAAAAAAATGGTGTTAATGTAGAAACTATTGTTATAGGTCCAGATGCTGGTTTTACTGAAGTAAGAGATGCTATATTAAGAATGAATCCTAGGATTAATATTACTACCTCAGTGTTAAGTAATGCTACTTCTTTGGAGCAATATAGTGAAGCAGGAGCTTTAGATACTGATATAGCTAGTTTAACTTTAGCTAATGCCAATTATAATGTATATCCAATAGATGCTAATGGTAAACCTATAATAAAAGAGTCTAATAATAATCCTATTCCTCCTATAGAGATTAGAAGTGATTTAATGAAAGCTCAGGAAAAACAATCTTCCGAAGTATTTGGTAAAGTTACTTATAGAAGAGGAGAGGATAATGTTTGGAGAGACACTGCTAATAAACCAGTAACCGACTCAAGATTAATAGCTCAACTTAATTATAGTAATCTTATTAGAACAAGAGGATTAACTCCTGTTAGAGTAGTGGGAAGAGATGAAATATTTATAATAAATAATGATGTAAACAATCCTATTGCTGTTATTAGAAGAGGGCAAGCTATAATACCTATGTCTAGGGAAGCTTCATTAAAGAGTATTAATGATGCTAATGCTAAGGCTGCTGAAGAAGCAAGACAACAAAGAGTTAAAGAAGAAGCTGATAAAGATAATGAAAAAGGTTTAACAGAAGAAGAAGTTCAAAAAGCAACTAATGAGGGTCAAGATGTTGATATTCCTAAGAGTGGACAAACATTAACTCCTGAACAATTAGCAGCTCAATATGAAGGTAATTTTGATGCTCCAGCTGAAGGTGAAAAAGCTCCTGAAAATACAGAAGGAGAAACACCTATAGAAGGAACAAAAGGATCTACAGATAATTCTACTAATGAAAATATCAATTCTACTGGTACTAAATCTTTAGCTGAGTTACAGGCTGAGAAAAAATATACTACAGCTAAAAGTATTATTACTAGCAAAGAGTATGGTAAAAGAGTTAGAGATATTCTTAGAAGTAAATTTCCTGGAGTTCCAATGTCAGAGTTGGAAAAAACTTTAGAAGAGCATGGTATTAGTACTACTAATATTATAGATGTAGAGAACTGGATAAAACTGATTGTAGAATGTAGGTAATAGTAAAAAATAAAGCTAGTGGGAAAAATCCTACTAGCTTTTTTATTTATCTCATGCCATCATTAAATATAATAAATGAAGAATCATCTTCATCCATGTTCCATAGTTGATTTAACTGAGCATACCAAGGAATAGTATATTTAATTATTCCTCTAACATATTTATTCCATCCTTTGTATTGACCGCTTTTGACAGTTTCTCCTATATCAGCTAAACCAAATAAAGGATATAAAGAAAATTTAATAGTCTGTGCTACAGGTATTGGACTGTTTAACATTGTAAACAATTCTGCTGGTAGTCCAACAGGAGTAGAGCCTTTAGTATCAAGAATAGCTCTTTTAATTTGATAAATCCACATTCTAGTCCACCATTCTTTCTTATGGTCTTCCGGTTCTCCAATAGCAAAGCTTAGTCCCCATAACATTGCCCAAAGACCCCATTCCATTGCAGCTCTTCTACAATTAGCTTTTTGATGTTTAGTCATGTCTTTCCATTGTGTGGCAACCTCACAATCAAAATGAAAAGCAGCCTTCATTAACTCTAAAGCAAATTTTGTGGCAGTCCAATAATAACCTTCTACATCTTGTCCTAAAGTCATATCTTTATGGCTTCCTCTATATCTTCTTGAGTAATGTTCTACCATCCATTGTCTTAGGTTTAATATAGCTCTACCTGTTAGTCTTTGGTGCATAATTCCTCTATCTTCTTCACTCATTGAACCATGACAGGTTTGATTACAGTACCTAATAACATTGGTTACTTTATCAAGAAATTTTTCATCCATAGGCACTTCCGCACCATTATCATTAACATAAGTAGTACCTTCTTTCCAAGTTAATCTAGCATTACCATCAACAGTTTCTGTTTTAGTCAATACATCTACTAAATTAACCTTCTTTCCATTAAGTTTTACTTTAGTATTATGAAGAACTGCATACATTACTTCTTGATGAATAAGATGTTCTCCCATTCCATACATAATGAATGTATAATCTTCAGCCAATAAATGCCTTAATGGGTTATTGAAGTATTTTTTATGTGCATCTTTACTAAAACCTTCTACCTGAGGATCAAATCTTTGAGTAATTAAATTTTGTAGACTATTTTTATCATTATTAAAATAATCTTTTAAAGACCCTGCTGCTCCTGCTGTATTATTTTTAAATACTTTTCCATGAGCATAAAGTAAATCTCTAAATCCAAAAAATTCACCTCCTGCTGCTTCAATAATCATTTGAAGCTCTCCTACAAGGTCATTAGAAATAGCTCCTTTTACATTAACTGCCAAGGATCTCTTAGAAGTATAGTTTATTAAATTTAAAAAGAGTTTAGATAGAGGACCGTGGTCTTTAAGTTTTACACCATAAAGATGTTCATCAATAAAGCCATTTATTATATCAAGAGTATTAGTTGCAGCTGCTTTTTTCTTTAATTGTTTAAATACAGTGATACCATTATCTGCTATTTTTTCAGCAGTTTTATTGCCTTTTTTATCCATATCAGATACTGCTTGGCCTTTAATAAAATCTCCCATAAACTCTACAGTTCCTTGTACTTCTTTCATACAGCTATAATTAACTGCTGTACCTGCTAAATGCTGTAAAGCTCCTGAAAAATCTTTAAGAAGTTCCTCTTGATCTTTTAATCTATTAATATAAAATATGGGTATTTGCTGTGCTGGAGTATTATTCATATTGCCTATGGTAAGTCCATATCTTTCTCCTTGTAATATTTGACCATTTTTAGCAAAAGTTTCATCATCTTCTCTTATTTTCCAAAGATCTTTTATTTTATTTAAAAGAGCTTTAGCCATTTTCTTGGGATTACCTTTTGCTGCAAAGAAAGCATCTCCATTAGACCTTCTTACTTGAGGAGGAAGATACTGCATTTGTGCATAATCTGGAAGCAAACTACCTATTTCTCCTTTAATTTGCATCATTGTATTGTAGTAATCCTGCTGCTTTTGAGTTAATTTAGGCATTGCTTTTCTATAGTTTGCATCAGGAACTCTTTCTGTTCTACCATTAGTGTAGTCAACCACTCTATCCTCAGTATGAGCTTTTTCCCACTCTTCTAAAGCTTGAGTAAAATAAATTCCTTTTACTCCATTTTCAGCTAATTGTTTCATATAAGCAATTCTTTCTGCACCATAAGCGTACCAATCTATATCACTTATAATATAATTAGAACCTTTTTCATACATAAAAGAAGTATCACCATTTAAAGCATGATGAGCCTGTCTAATTCTAGTAGCTATTTCATTTAACTTTTGAGTTCTTTTACTCTGAGCATCTCTAGTTATAGCACCCATAGTAGCTATAAGAGGATTAGAAACTCTACTTCCTGAGTAAAATCTATCCCAATAATTAGAGTCAGCTTTAGCCATTTGAACTATATTAGCAACAGAATTACCATCTCCATCAGTAGCTCCTATATACTCTGTTGCTAAATCTATCATATTATTCTCTTTTAAATCATCTATTTTAGACTTATATTTATCAAATATTTCTTTTATATATTTAGCTTTATCTTGCATTATTTGTAAATCAGCATTTGAAACACTTTCATCTATATCTAGATTTTTAATATTACTAAGAGCTTCTACAATAGGATAATAACCATCTCTAATTCTATCCATTTCTTGTAAGGCATTTGATCTAGCCATAGCTCTTTCTATATTAGTTCCGGTTTGCATAACAGCTTCTTCAAATAATTTTTCCATTACTTCTACTTGAGATAGAGCTGTCTGTAAAAAACTTACTACACCGTTGTAATATCTTTTATTAGCTATTTCTTGCATTAAATTTGAAATAGTTTTTCTTATTTCAAGAGCTTCGCTAGTAACTCCTTTATTAAGTTTTATTTGTTCTAGCTGTCTATTTAATGTAAATATAGCTTCTTCTACAGCATGAGATAGTTTAGAAATATTACCTACTTCTCTTTGTATTTCATTAATGTTAATGCCATATTTAACATCCAGTTCTTTTAGAATTTTTTTAATTTCTACTTCATTACCTTCTGCTTCTGCATTTGTAGCTATATTATTAATATCATTAGTTAAAGCAGGAAGATCAATATTATCAAATCTTTGACAATCATCAAGTGTAGAATTTATTAAATCCAACTGAGATACTCTATAGGTACTACTATTATGTAAAGCATCATACATTTTAGATGCAACATCTTCCAAAGAATCTCCAAACATAGCTTTTAATCTATCTATTTGTGAAGAATCTCCTTTCAATTCCAATAGAGTTCTTATATCTCTTTGAGACATTACATCATGTCTTATAGATTTAATATTATTCATCCATTGAACAAAATTAACTCCATTATTAGCATTAATAAGCTTCCTATTAAAATCTAAAGTTTTTATATCTATTCCTGCTGCATTAAAAACTTGTTCTATTTTATCCCATATTTGCAGATTTTGTCTTACTTCCAAAGTTCTTAATTGAGTTCTAGCATCTTTTCCCTCAGTAACAATATTAAAGTTATCTCCATGCTGTACTACATAAGATACTGTTCCAGTATAAGTTTCATTTGCATAAAGAGCATTATTCAAAGCATCTTTAGCATCAGTATAGTTAATTAAATCTCCATGAATATCTCTAGAACCAGAATATCTTGCAACTTCACTGATTTTACCTATCTCAAGTTGCATCTGATCTACATTGAAGAATTTAGCTACATCTTTAGCACTATGCTGGTCTTGTTTATTTCTATAATAACCTAAACTATCTAATTGTGCAGCTACCCCCTTTTGGAGGTAGGCTGCATATATTAGATTAGTTAAAGGTCTGTTTTTAATTCTTTCCAAAAGATCTTTGTAAAGTTTACTATCTTCATCTCCCACTTTTGGAACTAATGCACAACCTGTTTTTTTACTCATATTTTATGGACATAATAAATTATAAACATCATTAATTAATTTCTCATTAAATTCTATACCTAGTTGTTCCAGTCTATATTTAAAGAATTTCTTTATAGCAGTTTCTTGTTTTTTTCTTTCTGCGTCTGAAAGGTTCTTTTGATTTTGTACCCAATCTTTGGCACCATTAGCATCTCTAACACCTTGAATTACTAGAATATTATTGAGTATCTCTGAAAGCTTTTCATCACTTGTAGGTTCACCACTGCTATCTTCAGTATCAGCAGTATCTTTACCTTCAGAAAGCTCAGATTCTTTACCTGCTTCTCTGTCTATTCCATTAGTTTCAAAAGTAGTAGTATTTGAAATAGGAGAAGTAACATCATCAGTACTTATTTCAATAAAGTTTTTGTTATCTCCTAAGGGTTTAACTTCTACAGCTTCAAGGTAATTATTATCTCCTATCATAGCATTATCATGATTATAAATGATTTTATACATTTTATAGCCAAATATAGCATCTGTATCATCACTTTTTGTTTTGAAATAAGAAACACCAGATAATTTTTCTTTTTCTGAAGGTTTATCTATAGCATAATTACCATTTTCAAGTTTTCTTAAATGTGCTTTCTTTTTAGGTACTAACTTTCTATTATCCCAATTATTTCTCACAAATTGATCAATAACTGTATCTGGAATAGTAGCAGGTAATATTCTATAAGCATCTACATAACCAGGAATTCTTTCTTTAACATAAGTAGGAACCAATCCCATAAATGTTTTAGGACTAAATGCTATACCAGCTCTAAAGAAATTATATTTAAATAGAGCAATAGATAATTCAGGATTAATTTTATGTAAATCAGTCCATCCACTACTTAATCTATTCTTCTGAGTATTATCTAAACCTGTAATATCCAAAACTAAAGTAGCTCTACCACTTTTATCTGTTCCATATTTAATAGCTTGAATTAAAGGGTTATCAGGATATTTTTGTTTATACTCTTTATCCATAAATTCTTTAGGGAACTTATTAACATAGTAATCAGTATCTGTAGAATCCACTACTTTACTTTGCATTAATATATAGGACTGATAGAAATCACTTAAACTACTTAATAATTTTCTATCATTATATACTTTATTGCTCAAACCATACTCACTTAAAGCAGCAAGAACATTTCTAAATCCATTACTATTAGCAGGCATATTACCAAACAGATATTTAGCCATGCCATAAGTTCTACTAAATTGTTGTAAAATAGGATGTGCTTCTAAAAGATCATCTATACTAATAAGATTTTCTTCTGCATCTATAATATTACTATTCATTGATAATTCATCTATTTGATGCTCAGTTATAAGATTATCTATAATAAGAGGTCCTACAGCACTTGAAATAGAATTAAATCTAGTAGCTAAAGTAGGCATTCTAAATGCTTCTGCTATCTTTTGAAAATTACTAAAGGCTAGTAATGTTTTATAAACAATTTCAGGTCTAGCATCATCCCTAATACCTTCTATAAGTTCTTCTCTAGTTAATTCCTCAGTGCTAAGAGAAGAATTTCCGTCTATATGATAGGTTTTTCTTAAATTTTTAAGAGCGTCTTCTACTGCTTCACTTAAAGTTTCATACCCAGTAATATTTTCTTTACTATAATTTGAAAGAACTGTAGTTATAGCTGATTGTGATAAAAATAAAGCTACATCATCATGGGGCATACCCATTCTAATAAGAGCATTAAGAATATTAGCAGTATTACTATTAATATTCATCAAATTAAGTACGGGGTCTTTAACAGCATCAGCAGAAGCTCCTACTAAACTTCCTAGAACTTTACCTATTAATTGACCATTTCTGTCTTTTCTCATATCAAAAGGCATGTATCCTCCAAATTCCATACCTGCTACTTTAAAAGGACGTGTTAATAAACAAACTCTATCGACATCTATTCTATAATTAGAAGAACCATCAGTACTTCCCGATTCTAACACTGCATGAGAAGTTCTATTAACAGCAAATATACCAATAAGAGAGCCAGCAGCACTGTTTTGCTTATAGAATTGTATATGAGTATCTATATAACAAATATTTTTATTAGTGCTATTAATCTCTTTTAATTGGTCAATAGTCATTGCTTCTAATTCTTGGTAAGTATATTCTTTACCACTATTATCAGTAGCTCTATTTCTATAAGCTTCTACTAAATAACCCATTTTCTTTTGTGGGTCAAAGCCACCAGGATTTAATAGTTTATCAGCAGTAGTTTCATGAGTTAATACTTCATAAGTCATGTCTACAATTTTATTGTTTCTATAGATTCTTCCTTCAGTTGGTTTCTCTACAGTATACATATTTTGTAGATAAGTTTTAAGCATTTTCTCATAAGCTCCTTTAGGTATTGAATGGTACCCTTTAGCATTTTTAGTATTAACTAATGTATTACTATCAAATGGATCTCTAATAAATTCATCAATAATTTCATTTAAAGCTAATTTATCTTTGTATGGAACTTTACCTTTTTGAGAACTGATTAAATCATCATAAATAATTCTATGTATATCTGATTTAGATAATTCAGTTCTTTTTATTTGGTACTCCTTTCTCATTAAATACTCTTTGTCAACCATTTTCTTAACTTTATATTACTATAAAGATGAGACTATATCTTCATTATATATTCTATTACCGTTTATATAATGCCCCCCATTTCCACCATTTGGTGTACTCTACTTGCTTCTTCATTAAAAGATTTGCTTTTAATTATGCTTTCGATAGTCGTTGAACCTTCCTCTAATAGAGGCTTGGCTGCTGATAATCCTTGACTTTACTCATTAGGACTTCCCAGCAATTAAAGGGGTTTTACTTCAACATTGTTAGTTTATCGAAGTCACTACCAGTTAGTAGTGTAATATCATTAGGAAGCATAATACCATCTCCTGCTTCTCTTGGCAAAAATCCTACTATCTTCAAAGGAGCTGCACTATATTTATCTTCAGTTGGTTGATTTGTTATCTCATAGTTGTTTATACTATGATTCTTTATGTTTCCATAAAGCACGGACTATATCTTCATCCCTAAGGATGTTGGGCACTCGTGAGTATATTATATTCTATATTTCTATAGTTTCAATACCTAGTCTCTGAACCTTTATAAGTCATTTAAACTTATACTTGGCTGCTGATTGTCCCTACTTATTGAATTGTCACGCATCTGCATTATGCAAATTTTGTATCAATAATCTAACAGGATGTTCCAGCAATTCACCCAATTTATTATTCAAAAGTATTTCTACTTTAGCGAATCCCAATCTTTCGATTAAATTCTATAACCTATCATTTTAAGTAGGTCTGGATCTATCATTTCTAGAGCTTTAATATTAATAACTCCATTTTTATCTGCGAATTGAGTAAATAATTGATTAGTATAAATAGGAGCAAAAACTTCAAAATATGCTATACCTCCTTGATTCTTTCTTATATATTCATTATAAGTAGTTTCTTCTGTGGGTTTAGTAGCTAATTTATCCCATTCAGCTCTTGTTAATAGTTCTCCTCCATTTTTATTTTTAAATCTAATATTAAGTTCTTTTGAAGTACCAAAATTAGAAACTTGCACTACAGGACCTCCTGCAATAGTTTGTTTATTTACTCTATTTTTAATAATAGAATTAATTAATTGTTCTACTCTTTTGCTTTGAATAGAGTCTCCTAAAGGTATTCTAAATCTACCATTTTCATCAACAGAACAAGCTTGAAGCAAATCTACACCATATCTAGAAATAGAAGTAAGAATCTCTCTTTGAAGAAGTTTACTAAGAGCAATATTTCTATCTTTAAGACTTAAATCTTGACCTATAGATAGTTCCTCTGCTAACTCATTAATACTTTCTTCTATATTCTCAGCAATAGTACTTTCATACTCTTCTTTAAACTCTTGAGCCGTTACTTGTCTACCTTCTAAACTATAAGTTATAGGAGCTTCAGTAGTACCTGCTTCTAGTTCTGAAGGAATAATATATCTTAGCTGAGAACCATGTGCTTGAGAATGCTCTTTAAAATGCTCTGGAACTTCTTGTTGTAAACAATAATCTTCAAAGTTTATTGTATCTACTCTATTATTGTTATATTCTCCAGTTTGTACATTTACAGTGTTTTCAACAGTTTCTCCTGTCTCAGGATTAGTTTCTTGTACTTTCTGTTCTTTAGTAGCATAGATAGCACTTCTTAATCTTTCTTTAGCTATAGCTTCACCATGAGGGTCATTAATTAAATCATTTAAGGTTATTTTACCCATTAAACCTGATTTAGTGGTAGATTCAAACTGTATAGTGTCAATACCATCAGTTCTATAATTACCATTTTCATCAAAATGACTTTCTTCCATGACCTCAGTGATAGCTCTAAGAAGGTTAGGCTTTCCAGTATCACTACCTTGAAGTAAAGCATCTGCCATTATAAGAAGGTATTCAGAGTTTTTATACTGAATAGGTACTTTTAATTTATCAAGTGGTACTCCTGTAGCATTTGCTTCTTTAATCATTTGACTATAAACAAACGGTTTTAAAGGTTGAAAAGCTATACTTAGGTCTTTATAAGTGTAAGTACCCTCTTTTAATTTCTTATATACTTCTTCAGCTTCTTTACTCCATTTACCGAATATTAAAGCTTTCTTTCTATAAGAAGTAATAGAACTATATCCTTGTGCATCTGCAACATTTATTTGTCTAAAAGACCCTGCTTGTTGAATTATTTCGCCATTAGCATCTCTTATTTCCTCAGCAATAAGACTATCTCTTAATGCTCTCAGTGCTGCTTTTTCTGCTTCAGGAGCTGCTTCAATTTTTCTATTAAATACTTCTGCTACATTATCTATAACATTAGAAATAAAAGTATCAAAATCAGCTAATTTTACACTTCTGAATTTACCATCAGTAACAGGATTTCCTTCATAATCAGTAGCATTTATATTACCTCTAATACCTGGGGCATGAATCTGTGCTAATCTCTTTTGTAAGTCTTCTGCATCTTTATAATAAGCAATGTCAGTAATAGTTAATTCCATTATATTCATTGCTGCATAAGCATCATTCCATACAAAGTTAATTAAATTTTCTCTAATTTCATTTTCACTTATTCCTATGTTAGCTATTTTCTTAGCTCCTTCTATAATTCCTTGATCCATCCAAGCATTTACTATAGACTGTGCTCTAGCTTCCATAGAAGTTTTAATAATTTGTTTAACTGCTCTATTTAAATCTGCTTCTTCTTTAGATTCAAGCTTTCTTTCTCCTTTAATCTTAACTTGAAGTAACTTATTAACATCAATTTCATCATTATCTATAGTAACTGTTTTCTTCTTGCCTTCCAAGTAGTCATTCATAAACTCTAAAAACATGAATTTTTTACCATTAGTATCAAAATTCTTGATAAAATCTTCATCTTTTTTATTTTTGTTTCTCATTATAACAGTTTGAATTCTACTTAATTCTTGATCAAAGATTGATTTAAAACCATCAGTGAGAACATCTCTATAATTACTTCCTCTTTCACTATAGAATCTAATAAACTCTGAGGAAGGCTTATTGGATAACATTGGTACTCTAAACCATGCAGGAACTCTTGATTGTTTATCACTTGCAGTCTCAGAGAAATATTCTGTAAATAGAGATAAAGTATACTCCATATCATCCATATTTCTCATGTAATTATGTTTATTGAAATTAAGCTGGACTTTATGTTTAAAAATCTTCTTTGCATTTTTATCATTAACAAGAGTTTTTAACCATCCAACTCTCCAGCCAGTTTCAATGTCATCTCCAGTATGAAACCAAGGGAAATTACCATATTCATCCATTATAAATTTATCAAACTCTTCACCTTCAAATTGAAATTTTTGAAAGAGTTTAGTAGTATAAGAAGGAGTAACATAGCTTTGATACATTTTACCACTATCGTAAAAAGCTGAAACTGCTGTATCTTCCAGACTATCAGTAATTGGTTTTAAAAATCTTGAAACATTACCTCTAATACTTCCCTCAGCATCAAATTTAAATGGTTCATAAGTTTTAGTATCTTTATGATCATTTAATGCTTTAGTTATATATTTAAGAGATTCATACATACTTGCAAAATTCTCATAATCAAGATTCTCTTCTACCATATCAGGAGTTACATAATAACCTAATATATTAGAGATATAACCTAATATTCTTGCAGCTTCTTTCTTATTTTTAGTTTCTTTTAAATCATAGCCTGTATGTCCTCTAAATTTCTCTAATTCTGCATAAGCATTATTTAATTCTGTAAGTGCTTGCTCATTAACACCCTCAGAAGTAAATAAAGGATGTTCTCCTATTTTATACTGAGTTACAACAGTTTCCATAGCTTCTGTTAAAGCAGGATTTTCATTAACCTGTATACTCTTGTATGTTCCATTTTCCTCTATTACTACTGAGTAAGATTGAAATGGCTTACAGAATCCCATAAATTGACCTTGTAAATCTGTTTCAGAACCATCAGTTTTAGAAAGTCTATCTATTAATTGTTGTACCCAAGGATGACTTTCAACTTTATTTTCCAATCTAGATATTACTTTTTCTAAAGTTAAAGCTCCTTGTGTCCATCTTAATACAGATTGAGCAGCTTCTCTTAATGTTACTCTTTCATTAATACCAAACTCTGATGTAATATTATTACCATCTGAATCTAATAAATAACATTTTAGAAAAGCTCTTTTAACTAGTTTACCCATAGTCTCTACAATATCTAGAGTTCTGGATTCTACTTGCCAATGTTCTTGAAGACTTCCTTCATTTTCTTTTATATCATACTCACCATTTGAAGCATCATAATTATCCCCCTCTTCAGTGCTCCTTGCTTTAGCCTCTGAGGTTTTACCATCATTAGCTGAAACAATACTAAAATCTTCAATTTCATCAAATAGATTTGAAGCTAGCATCATTACAGCATCCCAATTATCTGTAATAAGTTCTGCTTTATCCATAGTTTCAAAGCTATCATAATCTGCATTTTCAGGAGAGAATTTAGCTTTACACATAGCAACTATATTATCAGCACCAATAGTATTAACTACATCAATTCTATCCATATGAGCAAAGTCTTTGTCTTTAAGATGCTCACCATAAATTTTAACAGCTAGGTCTGGATTATCTTGTATCTCAGATATATGGTCTGAAATCCAAAATACAGCTTGTTCTGCTATATGAGTTACCTCAGTAGCAGATAATAAAGAACTGTTATTGAGATTATCTAATTGTTCGTTGATTTTTACAGATTTTTCCATAAAAGATTGATTTTCTTGTTTAATTTGTTGTTTTTTGCCTACTTGTAAACTTGGCTCTTGTTTCTCTTTTGTTGGAAGAGTAGCCTTTTCATTAATTAATTTCTGTAATATGTGTGCATGACTTGGTGCTTCATTATAATCATAAGTTGTTCTACCATAACTATTATCAGGAATTTTATCAGTATAATATACTAAAGGTTTTCCTACTAATGAACCATTATTTATTTGGTCTACTATCCATTGTCTTCTTTCTGGTTCTACATCTTGATATTTTTCACCTCTTAACCACTGTTCAAAAGCTATTACTGCTTCTTTTACTGTACCTACATTAGTAGTTCCTTTATAATTAGTATAGCTAAAAGGATTACCAAAATGCATACCATTAGCATCAGGATGTCTTAAAGTATCAATACCTCCTATTTCTTTTGCTTTAGCTGCTGTTTGAGAACTACTGTTGGTTATTACTAATTGTTGAATTGGCTTAGTTGTTTGAGTAGTATTGTTTGTTGTATTAGAGCCTTCTGTGTTATTGTCTAAGGCTTTATCAACATCTATTACTTGAGAATTTTCCCAAACTGCCATTACAGTACTTGTTTCATTATTGACTGTTCCATGCCCTCCTAGATCAATTACATTTTTTACAATAATACCATCATGACCTCTGTCTTTTGCTATTTTTTCTAAAGATCTAGTACTTTCAGTATTTCCTTCAAAAGAAATATTATTCCAATTTGACCCATTAGCATCTACTATGAGGGGATTTTTAATTATTAAATATAAAGGTCTATCATGTCCAGTTATATCATTATAATTTCCCTCATTTACATCTACAGGATTTTCTAAAGACGCATAAGAAGGCATTACATAATTTAAATAGTCTTTTATATAAGAATCATATATTTCTTTATTAAAATTGCTATCATTTATATCTAATACATTAAAATTTTCAAGTGGATGATCTTTTATAAATTCTTTAATTTTTTTATATTTTTCTGGATCTATACTTTGTTTAGAAAAGTTCTCTACATGAAATATGGCTGTAAATAAATTATCTATTAACCCTTCACGTATTAAACTATTTTCTTCTGAGTAATGGTCTGCATTATTTACTAGTCTGCTTTCTTCTCTTTCAAACGCCTCTAGCATAGATTCAGAGTAGGAGTTTGAAACTTCTCTTGATGATGAAGCATATATAGCAGTACTTGAAACTCCCTGTTTATCTTTTTCAATTAAATCATCTATTTGTTCTTCAGATAAATTATGAATAAAAGCCATTCCAGCTCTATCATAAGTTCCATCTTGTTTCTTCATAATACGCCTATCAGAAGTATCAAATGACTCAAATCTATTAGAAGTAGGAGAAGTATGCCACATTAATAACGGTTTACCATCTTCATCAACAGCTTTTGAAGTATCTTTATTAGGATGTTCCCAATCCCCAAATTTTTCTTTAAATTCTTCTGATTGAGTAAAGTGATCTAAAGCTACACTCATAACAGCATCTTCAAAATCAATTATATTTTTGCTTATAGCTGCATAGGCTTGCTCAATAGCTTTTTTTCCAGCTTCATTAATACCTCTAGTACCAATGCCTGCAAAGTTTTCAGTAAGATAAGGAACTACCCATTCTTCCCAATTACCATTTTCATACTTAAACCATTGCTCTTTGTTTTGATCAAATACATAAACTGGTTTTCCATTATCTATAGCCATTTGAACTGCCCAACCTGTACCACCATCTACTAGACCATTAGTAATAGTACCTATTGCAAATACAGCATCAGCATGTTTTACTTGAGACCAATCTCTTCTTAATAAATTATTTACATAATCATTTTTAGTAGGGAAAGATCTCTTTAATGTTTTATTAGCCTTTTTAAGATGCTCATCTGCTTCTGCAAGCTCTTCTTTAGATACAGAGACATTCCCTTTAGGGGTTTTCATATCTTCACCATAGTAATGATTAATCTTAACTCCATATTTTTCTCCTATTTCACCCCAATAACTATCAGAACCAACAGCTCCTCCACTATGAAGAACAAAATTGTTCAAAGTTGTATTTGGAGTAATTTCGCTAGTACCAGTTTTACCATTATATTTATCAACCTCTGCTTGAATATCAGCTTCACTAAGTGTAGGAGGTTTAGTTGTAGTTGTAGGTTCTGAAGTTCTAGTTAAAGGCATATCTTTAAGGGTACCATCAGGATTATAATATTGTAAAGCTTTATCACTATTATGGTGAGCATAACAATAGACACAACTTGAAGCACAGCTATCATTATATCTTAAAGCGTCTGATTTAAGACCATAACAACTACATTCTGCTCTTTGATGTCCTTCTACATGGGCTATATCATTAGTTCCCATAACTTCATTCATGCTCTCTACATTGACACAACCCATATTAGTTTTAATTCTTTTTAAACCTGTAATACCCTTAGGTTGTTCTCCACAAGTATTGAACCATACTTTAAATTCTACTGCTAAATCATCCATAAATCTGTAGATTCTCTCTACCTCAGATTGTTTAGCATTGAACATTACTTTACCATTTTCATCTCTGCCATAGTAAGTATCCCAATCATAGCCTAACTCAGACATTCTTTGTATTATGAATCTATCTCTACTATTAGTGGATTGTTCTCCACTTTCAGTATAACCATAAGAATCCATAACACTAAATTTAAATTGTCTGATACCCATTGTAGAAGCTCTTTCTACAACGTGTCTTATATCTTCTTCTTTAGTAACACCAGGAATACAAGGGTCTATTCTAATAGTAATAAGATTAGGCTTTAATGTACCATCTTTAATGAACTCTTCGATTCTATCAAGTAAATCATCAGTTTTCATTACTCCTGGCTCATACTGAGTACCTCCTAATGTAGTAATACTGAAATGATAAAATTTAGGTATAGGTAATTTAGCTAATTCTTTAAGAGGAAGTCCATCATGTTTAGTAATGAGGTATAACATTTGAAAGTTTCTTTGTCCTCTAGGTTTAGCTAACTCTGCTTCTACCATCTTTTTAATTTTGGCAGCATGAAATACTGGGTCAGTAGTTTCAGAAGCTATCAATACTCTGGGTTTTTTATCACCCATAATAGATTTTATAGAAACCCTTTCACTGGCAGATAATTCACTATTATCTGAATTTAGTGTTTTTAAAGTAGTTTGTACAGCATCTTTACCTACCTTAGTGGCTACTTTCTCTAAAGCCTTTTCCTTTTCTTTTAATGTTTTTTGTTTAGCAGCTATTACTTCTTTAGCTAATTCCGGATTTTCTTTTTTTAATTCCCCTCTTACTTCCATTAGTAATCTAGGAAAAGCTTCTGCCCATTCACCCCCTTGTTTATGTGTTAAAGTAACATCTCCTGTCTCTAAAAGACTTCTTAAAGCACTTTCATTCTGAGAGAAAGATTCCTTTAACATAAACTTCATATATTTCTCTTTATTAGCAGCCCATTCTTTATCAAAAAATTCTTTTTGTATAATGTCTTCCAATGTTTCATGCAGACGATCAGTGACTTTTGTCTTTCCCAATTCTCTGTCTTCATAACCAGAAGAAGACTTTTGTAAAGAAGATAATATAATATTAATTTTAGCAATAGCCTCAATAGCTCCTTTTCTAAGATATTTATTAGGAAGAACTGTTTCTCCTCTAGTGGATAGCTCTCTTTGTAGAAAAGCTTTTAAAGAGTTCATTTTAGCTGTTTGAAGAGCTTGTTCCACTCTTTGATAATGAGTACTACCATTACTTTTTTCTACAGTAAAAGGTCTTTCAGCTAAATTGGATAAACCAGCATTTTCATTAGTAGAATAAAAAATATTAATGCCTCTTTCATTTTTAAAGATAGGAATTTTAATGGTTTCTCCTGTTTCTTTGGAAGTTGCATCTCTTTCTCCTACTTTAACCATATCTTTTCCTATTTTATTAAGTCCTATAATTCCTCCTTTTGATATAGAACCCCAAGTAGAAACTGTAGCACCCTCAGGAATAGCTTTAATAATTTGGTCATAAAGTAATGCTCTTTCCTCTTTAGTGGTAGCAGTTACTGCATCTCCATAAGTACCATTATTGGTTTTAAAATGAATAGAGTAATTATTATCTTCTTCATCTTTAACTAACTCAAAGTATCCTTTATCCATAGAGTCTTTAAGAAATATTCTAAGAGCTTTATTGCTTTTAGATTTATCATCTCTCCAAGTTTTATCTGCTACTCTTATAGATACCTTAGAATAATCTAAATTAGTTAAAGAAAAAGGAGTTTCTTGCATAGGAGTAGCAACTTTTACTCTGTAAAGACCTTGTGCATCCTTATAAAATTTATAATGTTCTGCTCCTAGAGTTCTATCAAGATACTGACTTAATGTTTTTGCCTCATTAGCATTATTTGTTTTAAAGTCAATTTTGCCTTCTTCTTGAAGCCTATACCATAGTCTGGTTTCATCTTCGCTAGCATTAAAAGGTGCTGGATTTATTTCTGATAGAATTTCTTCATCAGTAGGAAATCTGCCTTTCTCATTAAGATAGTAATGAGCAATATTTTCTAAATCATCAGCAGCTATGTCTAATTCTGCTACTTTCTTTTTAAATTGCTCGGAATTTATTACAACACAACTCATAATTTTAATTTAATTAAATTCGATACAAAGATAAATAAAACTGCTAATATAAACAAATAGTTTATAGATAATTTTATGTTGATTTATAAAAAAATAAGGGAAGATATTACTCTTCCCTTAATATATTACTACATTTCATTAATATCATCATGATAATTACAATCTGGATCATTACTATCACCTATTTGATGATCCAATAGCTGACAATATGTTCCAGTATAATACTCACATTTATTACAGTTACTTTTGTGCATAAATTAATTTCCTATTTATAAATTCTTCATATAAAGGGTCTGCAAGTCTAGCAGCATCAGGATGAGGGTTACCTGTTTCTGCAATTATAGAAGTTCTTAAATTAAAGAAATGTTGCCAATCACTTACAAAACCTGACATCACTAACTCAGTCTTTAATGCTAAAGGTAGTACTTCTCTAGCTTCTTGAGGTGTACAACCTGTTTGCAATAACCCAAAATAATAAGTTTCAGCATCTTGACACGCTTGGGCAAATCTACTAAATTTAAACATTACGTCATTACTAGATTTACCATTTATATCCCTAGATTTACCATTAGGATATTTCCACCAATAAGGAGCAATAAATGTGAGTTTATTATCAAACCTATTTTTAGAGTAATTGCAATATCTTGTAGATTCTTGGGCAAAGCTAAATACTCTGTGCCTACAGAATTCTCTTGCTATACCTATTGAAGTTATAAATTTTACAGCTACTCTTTGTTCATGTTTCTCAGTAGGATTACATAAATATTGCTCAATAAAAGAAGGAGATACATCTGTTTCTAAAATTACTCTATAATTAGAGGTAATATAGGTATATTCTTTATCTTCAAAAGTAGCAGTATGTATATTTGATACTAGTTCTATTAAATCTTCTGTTTCAAAGGGATTATTTATAACTTTCTTAGGTATTTTAAGATATATAGTACCAAACTCTGCCATAGCTAAATGTTTATTAGCTATTAATCTATCTACAAAAGATTTAGCTGTAGAACCAGCAGGTCTTTCACTTTTATAACAAGTCCTGCCTGCTGTTTCTATAGCTTCATATATTCCTTCTAAACCTTCTTTTTGTTCCAGTATCTCAAAGGAAGGATTAATTATCTTCATCTTTTAATGCTGCTTTAATAACTTCAATAGGAGTAATACCTATGAATTTCTGTACAATCTCATTATCTTCACAAACTACTATAGTAGGAACAGTACTTATATTATACTCTTCTATTAGTTTAAGACTTCCTTCTTCATTAATTTCTATATCTTCAATTTCTACATCTTTAAGGTCTTTTAAAGTATTATTCATTACTTTACAAGGGCCACAAGTTTCGCTATAAAATTTAAGAATTTTCTTCATGTATAATTTCTTTTATAGTTTGTTTAATTCTACTCATTGCAAATCTAGTAAGCCATTCAAGAATAGCTCCCAATAGTACTAATATACTAAAAGTAATTAGTACTAAAATTACTAATAATAAAATAATTGTATTTTCCATAATTACTCTTTTATAACTTCAAAATCATCAACATTCCATCCTTTACAATCTTCTACTGCACTTTGAAGACATATAGGCATTTTAGCTGCTTTTAAGTCTAAATC